CATTCGGTTCAATGATCGGGACGTTTTTCTTATAATCCGGCGGCGGGGTCTCATGGATGAAATAGGCCGAAAATTTCAGGTTGTATTCATACCAGACAGGAGCGCCGTTTTCGTTTGCAATCCGTTGAGCTTCTTTTAACAAGATTTTTTTGTCGTGAATCATTTTTTACCCTCCATAACTCAAGATTGCGTAAAGGTATTCGCCCGCCAGTATAAGCGCCAGCGCCGCCGCCAAAATATAGCTTGCAACAATTTTTATTTTTGGTATCATTTGAACGTCCTTGGTTTAAGTTTTTCGTCTGGTATGCTATTTCCCAAAAAACATATCTTCAACATTCGCTTTTGCAACATCATACCGCGTAAAGCCGCAAATTGCCTCTAATTCGCGGAGGCGGTTTCTTTCATAAACATTCAATATGATTTCGTTTGTGGCCAGATGACGGTATTCATTCAGCAACGAGCGCCGAAGCAAGAAACCATATGCTTCTGGATGTTTTTTCTCAAATTCCGCCATATCTCGGTTAGTCCATCGGTATTCCATTTTTCCCTCCTATGGTATGTTATAGTTTAATTGCTCCGATAAAATCCGGCATTCCGTCGTCAAATTCAGAAACACGGAAACGATCAAAGCCGTTTTCTTCCGCCCACTTTTTCGCTGCTGGTATGCGCTCCCGTTTTGTCGTGATAATTTCCTCTTGCCAATCGGGGGCGCCTTTTTTTACCGCCCACAATACGGTTTCGGTTTTCATGGTTTTCCCTCAGTCAACGGCAATAAATTTAATATTATACTTCGGGTATTTGTCATTCAGTCTTTCCAATAGCTGGGAAAAATTGAGGTTAATAAACTTTTTAAACCAGGTTTTGTTATGATATGTTTCTCCGTGATAATCCACCAGCTCGCACGATAAGCAGTCCCTGTCTTTCCTTAATTGATAAACCGCCGTTGCGCCTCTCCGCCCTTTTTTGATATACATACCAGCGAAATTCGTTTTTCTTTCCATCATTTTTCCTCCCTCGTTTTTGATTTTAATCCGTTCATCAAATCCCCTCACCGGTATGTGAGGGGATCGGGGAAGGGACTAAAGAGCATTGCCGTCGCAGTCAATGACGCTGTAAAAATTATTAGCTGGCACACTGACGCGTCGCCCTAGTTTTTCCGCTGCTTGGTGTGCCGCCTGGTACGTCGGATAATATTTTGTTACCCAGGTTTGGCCAGTAATTTCATTCTTAACAACTCCGCGCATTCCCTTATTTTCTTTTTTCATTTCCTTTTCTCCTTTCGGTATGGGTTAAATTTCAATCCGTGATTAAAAAACCGTTTTCCTTTGCCGTACTGCGTTAATAAGTTTCTTTTCCATGATTCCCCTCCTGCCCGTAGGCCGATAGCGCAGCCGTTGAGTGTTAGGCTTCAAGCAATTCACGCCCGGTAAGTTTTCTATAAAAACCCTTTAGGGCGTCAACTTGAACGTTGATATAAGCTTTTTCTCCCGCTTGTAAGTCTTCAAGGCTGTTGTAAATAAATGCGTTTGAATAGCTATGAACTGAACCGATGCGATTATAACTATCAGCCATCCTTAAAGTCATGTTGTCGTATATTTCAGCATCAAACCAAAAATGCCGCCCTCTTGTTTTTGTTATCTTAATGAGTTTAAGTTTACAAATCTCATCAACTCCAAAACTTGAATAAAATACTATCTTACCTGGTTTAAAGTCTTTAACGGTTATCATGATTCATTCCCCTTTCGTTGCGTTTATTTGTCCAGACGGCCCGAAGACCGTTTCGCCGGACTCGCACCGGCTCGTCGGTGGACTATGGTTATGCGTTAAGCATTTTACCCAAATGCGCGGCAATTTCGCAAGCGTGGTTGTATCCGCGAAATGTTTTTGCCAGATAAAGTAACGTGCGTTTATCTTCTTTGATAATATCAACATGGACATAATGTCCCTCAGATCCGCCGGTGACTGCGTAGCAGGCGATCCAATTATAATCTTGCGGGAAAGCTTCGTTGCCGTTTTTATCGTATTTTGCCATATTAGAAAAGTATTCATCAATCATGTCATCAGGCATACTTTTGCTTAAGTAATCAAAGACCTTATTAATCGTAGCCGGGATTGTTTCAACAATGTATCCGCCGCAAGAAATATCTGTGCCGTACCATTCATTATAGTGTTTATTTTCTGCGTCAAATGTCCATGTATCATGGTTTTTATTGGCGATGATATAAAGGCCGTCAAATGATTTAAATAATAATTCATTGTCTCGATTGTTTATTTTCCTGACTAGGGGATAAATAAAATCATTTTTCCTGTCGTATAATTCCATCGTTTTTTCATCCACTTCGTATCTGTTCATGTTTTATGTTCCTCCATTCGTTCGTATTTGCCTTAATATACAGCAATGCCCATGCCAATTCATTAAATCAAGCAAAATAAATTATTTAATCAAGTAAATCAATTACATATAAGCGATAGTGATTTATTTGCAAAAATAAACAAAACCGCTAAAATAGCACAAAAATGAACCGTGATTATAGGCAAACAGGGAATAACGCTTTAATATCAATAAGTTAATGCATGTTACATAAATGTACAGCAAATGCTCAAAATAGACAAATATGTTCCATCGCTATCCACAGGCAGGGGCAAAATAGACACATATGCGAGTGTGTAAAATTTACCACAAATCGGCAAAATACCCTTCCCTTATACAAGATGTTGTGCATATAATACGGAAAACCGCAAGAGATAGTGTTTGGAGGGGACAATGAGGCTATTGAACCAACTATGGAAACCCAGGAACGAGCGCAAGAAACCCCGGAAGTCACCCAGGAAACCGCCGGATGATGAGATTTGCAAGGATTGCATCAATCATAAAGTATGCAAAGGATTTTGCCCTCCGCTGATATGGATTGATGGCAGAAGCGACACAAAAGAATTGATACCCGTTAAGCCAATCATTAACGGGATACCGCAGGAAGCATATAACGAAGAGCTGTACCGGCGCATCAACGACAAAGAAGCGCGGGACATCGAAAGACTGGAAGACATCAGGACAATATCAGATTACAAACTAAGGATGATTGCAGCGGCTACGCTCGTGCATATTCCACAAACACAAATTGCTAAAATAACGCATAGCTCCCAAAGCCGCATATCCCGCAAATATCGCATAGTTAAGTAATGACAGGCGCATAATCGGGACATATTATAAAGAGATGATACCGCCAGTGTAGTCCTAAGCGTACGCCGCGAGGCGATAGCGCAGAGACTCACCAACCTAACGAGTAAAGCACTAGGATCACCGTGTCAGTTATCACAACTCACGGCAAGCCCCACAGCCAGCAAAGGCGATAAAAACACAAGACGGGGCTTCGAGCTGACCAGCCACCAGGCTGCAAACATACCACAAACCTTATGGGGCGCAAGCCCCGCCCCCGGCAGGGAATAAATAAAGAAACGAGACAAAATGACGCAACCAATCACACCGGCAACCGAGCAAACGAGCAACCTGGGGCAACCTCAAGAGCCGGAAACGACCGAAACAGCACCAAAACAGCCAAGATACTACCCAAAGACCATTGAAGCGTTCAAGCTGGTTGAAGCAGGATTGAAACCAAAAGAAGCACTGCAAGCCGTCAATTACACAAACAAAATAAGCGCCCAATCAGTAAGCGAATTTAAAAAGAAGTTGAAAAGATATAGTCTTACACACCCCAAGCTCGTTAAACTCGCGCACAACGCCGTTAGGGATTGCCTCACTGACCAACCAATCATTAGTAAACGCACCGACCGGCAAGGGCAGGAAATAACTGAAGAAACAACTCCAACGTGGGCAAATAAGATTGCGGCGGCTTCGATGGTCTATGACCGGGTAGAGCCGACCAGGCAAAGCCCGGAGATTGTCAACCAATCACTAACCATCAATGCGATCCCCATCGCAGCACAGGAGATCATCGACCGGATGACGAGCTGGAAGACCCGGCAAGTGGAGGGTTCCACACAGGGCAACGTGATTGATGCAGAGATTAGTTGACATAATCATGGTAATAATTCCCCTCCACCACCTAAGTTATTGATAAGACACGAAAACGATGTTGACATAATAAGGGTTATAAGACACTGATGCACAGCAATGGGTGACTGGTGGAGGTGGAGGCACGATCAGCCTGACAGGACGGATCCGGATGCAGAGCGCGGGAGCGAGGCCGGGATGCTGGGAAAAGTCGTCCCCCTGGCAGCAGAAAAAACGGGGGATTGAAATCCCACTAGATCAAACCTCCCGCCAGCTTGTCGCATAATTTTTTGGAAAGTCGGTTTATGGACAGAGCCACAGCGCATGAGACCTACCTGAAAGCTATCGAGGCTTGCCCTGATGCAGAGAGTAAGCGTCTGGTGATGCGTAAACTCTGTCAGGAAGATTTGTTCTACCTGTTGGTTTACGGGTGTGGTCGTCTTGATGCTGACCGGGACTGGATATACGACAGGTGTAGGGAGGTTGAGTTACATCCCGATAATCACGTGGATTTGTGGGCGAGGTTCCATTATAAATCGACAATCCAGACATTTGCCAAGACGATTCAGGACATCTTGAATCACCCTGATTGGACGTTTGGGATATTTTCTCATACCCGGCCTATTGCTAAAGGCTTCTTGCGGCAGATTAAGCGGGAGTTTGAGTGTAATGAGTTTTTAAAGTGGCTGTTTCCTGATATTTTGTATGCCCGTCCAGATCAGGAGAGTTTAAAATGGTCTGAGGATGACGGCTGTATTATTAAGAGAAAGTCTAATCCAAAGGAATCTACGATTGAATCCTGGGGTCTGGTGGATGGTCAGCCGACTTCACGGCATTTTGATGTAATGATTTACGATGACGTTGTTACGTTGGAGTCCGTATCTACCCCTGAGATGATAAACAAGACCACGAAGGCGTGGGAGATTTCGCTTAACCTTTTATCTGAACGGGGTGTTTCGAGGTATGTGGGAACAAGATACCATTTTTCGGATACCTATAAGACAATAATTGAAAGAGAAGCGGCGATACCTAGGATTCACACCGCTACAGAGGACGGGACGTTTACCGGCAAGCCGGTTTTGATTTCCAAAGAGAAGCTGGGTGATTTAATCAAGCGGATGGGTTCATTTACGGCTTCGTGTCAGTTGTTTTTAGACCCGTTGATGGACGATGTTCAGAGATTTGACCCTAAGTGGGTAAGGTACTGGACGGAAGCCGATGCTTCGAGAATGAATATTTACTTACTGGTTGACCCTGCCAACGACAAGAAAAAGAAGTCCGACTATACCGCCATGTTTGTCGTGGGGGTGGATGAAAAGGACGACTACTACATCTTGGATATGGTGCGCGACCGCCTGAATTTGACGGAACGTGCGGATAAGTTGTTCGAGCTTCATAAAAAGTGGAAGCCTATTCGGGTTGGATATGAGAAATACGGGATGCAGACGGACATTGAACACTTCAAAGACAAGATGGAGCAGGACAATTACTACTTTGGGATAGAGGCTCTTGGGGGGAACACCGCTAAATTCGACAGAATAAGAAGATTGGTTCCGTTGTTTGAGGCCGGAAGGTTGTTCTTCCCGAAAGTCTTTGTCCGAAAGACCTACGAAGGTGTGAATAAAGACCTGGTGGGCGCGTTTTTAGACGAGGAATACAAGGCTTTCCCGTTTGGGGCGCACGACGATATGCTTGACTGCCTTGCGAGGATTACAGACGAGAACATGGCTGTATTCCCGACGAAGTATGAAAATTTCAGATTAAAGCCCTTGTCAACTATCATTATTGATTCACTCGAAAAGAAGTCCACGGATGATGAGTTTGAAGATTACGTAGCTTCCGAGATGGACGCATACGAAAGAGCTATGGGTTACGGCCATAGGGAAATGGAATTGATTTATGACCGGGTGTAGCATCCTGCAGGGGAATTGCTTGGATGTTTTACCTACGCTGGAATCTAATTCAGTGGATTCCATTGTCACCGATCCTCCCTATGGGATTAGTTTCATGGGTAAGAAGTGGGACTATGATGTACCTTCTGTTGACGTTTGGAGAGAGTGTTTGAGGGTATTGAAACCTGGTGGTCACTTGCTTTCGTTTGCCGGTACGAGGACACAACACAGAATGGCGGTTAATATCGAGGACGCGGGGTTCGAGATTAGGGACATGATTGCGTGGGTGTACGGGAGCGGATTTCCAAAGTCTCACAATGTCGGGAACGCGGTTGACAAGAGCCTTGGGTGCGAAAACCGAGGTCACGCGATTTCAAGCGGGAGCCAGATTCACCCCACGACCGGGAAGCCGAGGGCAAACGGCGAACTGTTGCCGAAGTACGAGGGGCGAACAGACGAGGGGAAGAAGTGGGCAGGATTCGGCACGGCCCTCAAGCCCGCGATGGAGCCGATCACGGTTGCTCGGAAGCCGCTGATTGGGACTGTGGCGGCGAATGTGCTGGCGCACGGGTGCGGAGGGCTGAACATTGACGGGTGCAGGGTAGAATATCAAGGAAAAGAAGATTTTGAAAATACATTAAAAAGTAATACTGGGAATATAGCAGGAGGAACTTTTAAATGTTCAAGTAAATCGATGGCAAAAGAAGAAGTGATTACTCAGCTCGGTCGCTTCCCTGCCAACCTTATTCACGACGGTTCGCAAGAAGTGTTAGAGCTGTTTCCGAATACGAAAAGTGTACAATCAATGCGTGGGTTACAACACAGCGGCAGACATGGAGGCCTTGCTGATATTGGAGGCAACATCAAGGAAGGGACAAATTCATTAAGAGGACATAACGACTCCGGTTCAGCCGCCCGGTTCTTCTATTGCGCTAAGGCTTCAAAACAGGACAGGGACGAAGGGTGTGGCGAATTACCGTTATCGGATTGTGGGATGATGGAAGACGACAATTATCCCATTAAAACAGGAAGCGGCAATTTACGGGAAACAAAACGCCGAAATAATCATCCAACCGTTAAACCCACCTCTTTAATGCGTTACCTTTGCAAACTTGTCACGCCTCCCGGCGGCACTATCCTTGACCCGTTCATGGGTTCAGGAAGCACAGGGAAAGCGGCGTCGCTTGAAGGGTTTAGGTTCATTGGGATTGAGCTTGAAGGCGATTACATAGAAATAGCAGGACGGCGGATTGGCGCTGTTCAACCATTATTTGCAGGAGCGAGTTTATGACCGGGTGTGAAATTTACGCCTTGATAGGTGCGGTGTTCGCTGGAGGTTTTATCTGGTTCGGCTTTCTCTTGGGACGCATGACGACTAAGCCCGTATCAGATAAACAGTTTGATGTAGGCAAGATGCCATTGACCGACCACGACCCGTATGAGGAAGCCCTTGAACCACCCGAAGAAGTCATAAAGGATAGGGAATGAAGTTTATAGACATAAGAGCAGTCCGTAAAGATAGGCGTTCTAAAAAATGGCATATTGAATATGCGGATGGTGGATCGCCTTCTTGTATAGACACGCCTATTTCGACAAACAATAAAGCAATCAGCAAGGAATGTGTTGTTGATATAAACAAAACGCTTCATGAAAGAAAATTAGTATTAATAGATTCTTTGGGTGAAATATACGACCCAGTTAATATATGTGAACAATGTAAGAATACATTGGTATCACGTATTATTAGGAATAGGAATAAATAATGAAAGTCATCTGTGAAATCTGCAACGAGTATATAGCCCAAGTCAATATCGAGGAAGTATCTGTGCCGATGTTGGGGAGTATGTTCAAGACCCCTGATGACTTTCATGGTTACGACCCGCCGTTTCTTCCTGAAACTGAATGGGAAGATATGAGATGCGGATACTGCAACCAAAGACCTTTCTCCGAAAGGGATGGGTTTTTAACAGATGAGGGATATATCAAAATACAGCCTACGGTTGTCGAGGCTTCCGTGATTCCTTCGTCTATACTGGAAGAATTTGAAGTGAAGGTGGACAATGTTCAGGCTGAACTAAAGACCGGTCACCAATGCGAAGTTTGCGGGAAGGTCTGTAAGTCCAAAGTTGCCTTGATAGGGCATAAGCGGAGTCATGTAAAGAAGTAGCACAAAATTAGGGTTCGTCCAACGGTCGGCCAACCAGAGGATGACGCAAGAACAAATTAACGCGGCTTAGTGGAGCCACTACTTCACTTTGTCGCGTTTTTTTGTTGCCCACGAAAAGGATTAAGAATGGCTGAAGAGAAAACATCATACGAAGTATTACCGGCGGCAGGGGATAAAGATGTCGGCTTGAAGGTGTATTCTATTCTTGAGGCCATTATTGATGACAAAGAAACCAGAGGGCTAATCAAGAGATGGAACCGGAACTATGAGTTAAAGCGGGGGAAGCATTGGCGCAACAAAACAAAAGCCGGTGTACCGTTGATTACCGCTAATTTAATTCACAAGCACCGGATGAACACCATTAATTCCCTCACGGATAATAACCCTATTTTTAATGTAGCCAAGATAAACGACTCCGAGGACATTAATCAGGAGCTTTACGAGAACTTGCAGAGAACCGCCGAACACTGGTGGAACGAACAGGAACAGCAGGACATATTTGAATCTTCCGTGAACAACGGAGAGGATTACGGGATTGCCATTGAAAAGGTTATCTTCGACCCTGATTTAGAGGAGGGCGGCGAGGTTGAAACCATCGTTGTTGACCCATTTCATTTTGGCGTGTACCCCGTTAATTGGACAAACCCACGATACTTACAAAAAAGCCTTGCCGTCCTTCATTATTATCCTCTTTCACTGAATGAAGTCTGTAGGAGATGGCCAGAGAAAGCCTCACAGATTAAACCAGACGAGGATATTTTAAAAGAACTTGGCGACGAACGAAGGGATATTAACACCCATGAATCAGGAAAGGGCGGGCTTTTAACCACCTTTGCTTCCACGGCTTACAATATTATCAATTTCAATAAAGGCGCACGAGACACTTCCGACGACGATGAAGTTTTGTTGGTTGAGGCGTGGGTAAGGGATTACCGGACAGTCACTGAAAAGACCCAGGAACAGATTGTTGATGAACTTGGTAATGTTACCATCATCGAAAATGAGATTACCCGTCCAAAATATCCCGGTTATATTAGAAGGGTAACCGTCTGCAACGCCGGGCAGTTGGTATTAGAGGACACCCCCAACCCCAATATCAACCCGAATATGCCCGAAGAACAGGCCATGAGAACCTATCTTTGGGACAAGTTCCCCTTTGCGGCTGCGAACTCCATTAAGGACACGGCAAGCGGATGGGGAATCAGTGATCTGGAAAACTTGGAAGATTTGAACCTTGAATTTAACAAGGCTCTTTCTCAATTAGTTCTTATTAAAGACAAGGTCAGTCGGTTGAAACTTATCAACCCCAAGACTTCTGGCGTTCCTAACGATGCTCTTACGAATTTCCCCGGCATCCTGAACCCTGTCAACGCGGCAGAGGGTAACGGGATTCACTATCTTGATTACCCAAGAGTTCCGGCAGACTTACAGAACGCTATTTCGCTGTTTAAAGATATGTTCTTCCTTGTGTCCGGCTCGTTTGATCTGGATATGGCAAGGGAACCCGGTAGAGCAGTATTGGCTTATAAAGCAATCGCAGCCCTTTTAGAGCGCGTCAACACCATGATGCGCGGCAAGGTCAGGTCTTATTCGAGGTTAATCCGAGAACGTGGCCGAATGTATCTGTCTATGGTGCAGAACTTCTACACCGAAGACAGATGGATTACCTACAAAGACCCCGAAGGCAACGACGCTTACAGGAAGATAAACGGAACTGATTTCAGGATTCCATTCAAGCTTACCGTTGTCACGGGTTCGACCATGCCCGTTTCCAAGATTCAGTTGAGGGAAGAGGCCATTGCGTTATTCGAGAAACAAGCCATTGACCAAGAAGAACTGTTAGACCATTTAGAATGGTCAGGACGCTCCGAAGTTGTCAAGCGAATGAAGCAGGGAGCCATTGGACAACTTACCGAGAAAATGGCCGCTTTGGGTATGCCGGAAGAGTTCGCACAGTATATGAACGCTTTGGTAGGCATGAAAGACAACGACTTCAAGAGAGCTATCAGGGACGGGCAAGTGCCTAAGTTTGAAGAAGTTATCCAGGCCGTTCAGAGTGGCGAACCGCCTCCCGACCCGAAAGAAGAGTCCGACATTATGTTGAAGCAAGCCGAAGCCAGAGCGAGAATGGCCGAGGCCGCAAGGTTTGAAGCCGAAGCGCAGTTGGCCGAACAGAAAGCCATTACAGAACAGGTAAAACAACAGGTTCAGCTTGCGGGTGTCGAGTATGACAACGAGCAACTAAAAATTGACAGAGCCAAAGTGGTTGCCGATATTCAAAAGAGCGAAAGAGAAAACAGAGCCTTTGGCAACAAGATACGTCAGGAACGCGGGTTAAAGAGCAATAATCAGGAAGAAGAGTAATGCCGACACCTAACGCTAATGAGACTGAGAAAGACTTTGTTTCACGGTGTATTCCAATCGTCTTGGACGAAGGAACCGCAAAGGACAACAAACAAGCTGTAGCAATTTGTTATTCGATGTTCCGCCAGCACCAGAAAACCAAAGGCGGGATGTATAAGAATTACCAGGAAGAAAGGAATCGCAGATGATTCTTTGTGATTACGAATGTCCAAAATGTAAAAAAGTAACCGAACACTTTGTTGACGCCCAACAGAAAACCGTCGATTGTAAATGCGGTGGCAAGGCGAAGAAAATAATCTCATTGCCGGGGGTATATGTAAATTCGGAGAACCCGAACTGGATCAAATCTGTATTGGAAGTTGTGGATAAAGAGAACAAGGCACCTCACGTTCAGGAATTTATCAAACATCCAACAAGGGAGAATTACAAACGGTGGATGAAAGAAGAGAAGATTCGTCCCGTGGACTGGACGGAACACGGCGCTCCGCCAACTTACCGTAAGCCTCCCGAACCGGACATGGATAAAATCGCAGGGAACCTTTACCAGAGATTGCGAGAAAGGCAGAGGCTTGAACTTCATGCTTAGTCCTGAAAGCAAGGCGATTGTTCATATTTTACTACGATGTTTGAAAATGGCTGTTTCCTTATTGGAACAGTTGGAGAAAGAGGGAGTAAAGAAATAATCCCATAATGGCTTTCGTTTCCTTTACGCAACGATCAGCCAAATCAACCGCGCTTAGGCCCCGTTGAACAGAAGCACAACGCTTTTGGTCATCGGGGTTTTTTTATTACTCAAACGAAAGGAAATAAAATGGAAGAAAACATGACGACGCTAAACACCTCAGAAGAGATTGTGGAATCGTCGGCCACAGCGAATGACAGACCGGCCTTTGACCCGGACTCTATCGGCCTCATTCACGACCGTGAAGGCGATGTCACGGAACTGAACCCGTCAAAAGAGACGCTAAAACAAGAGGACGAAGATGCTGGAAAAGGGGAAGACAAGACCACTCCCGAACCGAAGAAGGACGCAACAAGTGAAGGAGATGAAACCCGTTTCGACAAACACCCCCGTTGGCAGGAAATGTTACGGGAAAGGGAAGAGGCTAAAAAAGCCGTTGAACAGGAACGGATTGCAAGGGCTAAACTGGAAGGAGAACTTGAAGCGCTCAAAAGACAGACTCAAGTTGAAAAGCCCCCCGTGAAAGCGGATTACAAGGATATTACAGCGCTCACAGCGGAAGAGATTGCGGAATGGCAGGCCACAGACCCCAAAGGTTTTGCGGCGAATATGTATGCGCAGGTCAAGTCTGAAGCCCTGATGAAAATGCAGGAAGACTTCAGGGCTGAACGGGAAGCTGAAAACAAAAAGGTTAGCATCGAGAGAACCTACAAGGAATTTGAAGACAAACACAAGGACTTCAAGCCCATGTGGGATTCCGGGGAGATTGTCAGATTCATTGAGGCAAATCCTGGACATAACCCGATCAGCGCCTATCACGCCATGACCTACGAAACGCGGATGCAGAAAGCAATCGAAGAAGCCAGAGCGAAGGCCATTAAAGAGACCGAGGAAAAGGTCAATAAGAACTGGCAGGCAAAGAAACAGGCAAGGGTATTGGGCGCAGGGCCGGGTGGCCCCGGAACCGATACCGAAGACAAAGAACTGAAAAATGTGAAATCGCAAGGTGGGCTTTATAACGTCCTTGCCAAAAGGTTAGACCGTTTGAGAACAGCCCACTGATGCTAAGTGGAGGATATTATTATGAGTTTGACCTTTACGGAACTTCAGTCTGTAACTGACGACTATTACAAAACCGATGGTGGAAAGGCGTTTGACATTTACTTCAATACGTCTTTCTTCATGGATAAATTCCTGAACAAGAAATTTGGTATCTTCGAGAAAGTGGATACCATGAATGTCAAGATTCCTCTGGAATATGACATGAGCCAGGGCGGGTTCTATGCTCGCGGCGGTGCGATTTCTTCCGACGACACCACGACCGTCAACGCGGCCAAGTTCGCTCTCAAGAATGCCTATGGCAACGCGACCATCTTTGACACCGATGAACTGGCCAACTCCGGTTCTTACGGCAAAGTCAAGTTGATTGTGCAGAAAGTTTCCAACGCACAGAAGACCATTGCCAAGAAGATTGCCCAGCAGGTTTACAACTCTGCGGCTGACGGGGCGACGGAAATCTCCGGTCTGCTTTCCATGTGCTTTGGCGGTACGTCCACGGCTTACGGCCAGATTACCCCGACCGACCTGGTTGCGGCTGATGGTTCTACCCCGTGGGCCTCTGTGAACACCACGACCACGGAAGGCATTTCGCTGGATGTGATTCGGACGCTGGCGACCTCCGCAAAGATTTACGATGGGCCGAAAGGCAAGCCGGACATCGGTTTGACGACCGAAGCCCTGTTTAACATCATTGCGGGACGTTTGCAGGTTCAGCAGAGATTCCAGCCGGACACCGACACGGCCAAAGCTGGTTTCACTAATCTGGTTTTCGAGCAGAAGATTATCGCGGCTGATGACTACTGCCCCTCCGGTTACTTGTTCCTGCTGAACAGTAATTTCCTGGGATGGGCGGTGCATAAAAATGGGTTCTTCACCCGGACGCCGTGGGCGGATTTGATTACCGCCAATGTGTTTGCGAAGTCCATGAAAGTTAAATTTCACGGAAACATCGTCTGCTCGAACCGGAAAGCACAGGCCGGTCACAGCAACCTCAGCTAATAACTTTTAAAAAGGAGAAAAGAAAATGACTGAACCTGTAAGAATTAATGCTTGGGCGCAGGGTTTGTATGATGTTTCTGCAACCAAATTACACACGTTAGGGGCTATCCGCGAAACAGAAGATGGCCGGAGATTCCGTTATGGAAAGGCTGGTGCGACGATGGTTGCCGGGGGTGCAACACAGGCGGCTGCGGCTACCGCTAACCATATTGCACAAGTGCAAACGTCCGGCGCGGCCAATGCAGCCGGTTCGACCAATGTAACCGTGTATGTCGGGGCAACCGAAGTCACCGCCAATCAGTATGATGATGGTTATCTGGTTGTTTACCGCGCTGGTTCTGGAACGGCTGGCTTGTATTACCCGATTGCTTCACACACTACAACTTCCACAGGGTCAACGACCATTACTGTTACCCTGAAAGAACCCCTGAAACTGGCTACCTACACGGATGATTATTTTTCTCTGTTCTGCAATCCGTGGAGTGCGGTGGCGATTGGGACGGATGTCGCTGTTTTCCCGACGGGTATGGCGATGTGTGCGGCTTCCTCTGGGCAGTATTTGTGGTTCCAGACGGGTGGCTTCTGTGTCCAGAAGGGCGGCGATACGGCGGCGGTCGGTATGATGATGACTACCGGCACGGACGATTACACCACGTTGACAATGGCGGGTTATACCAGCCCACAGATTGGCGCGATTTATTCCACGGCGGCAGTAAAAGGATTTTTCACCCCGATTTTCCTGACGCTGGATTAGTTTTTTTGAGGGGTGGGGCTTCGGCCTCACCCTTTTCATAAGGAGGACAAACAATGGCTTTTACAGCAAGCGTAACACAGCGCGACGTTTGGGGTTCGATGGCTGTGTCAATGGGAACATTTACCAACGAAGCAGGCGACAAAGGTGGAAACATTGCCACCGGACTGAACCGTTGCTATGGGTTGATTCTTCAACCCGGCGGTGCGACGGTTGCCGGTAACGCTTGCGTGGTAAATGAAACCTTTACGGCCAACGGATTAGACGGCTCCGCGATTACGATTGTCACGGATGATGGCGTTGACGGAAACTGGTTAGCGTTCGGAGACCAGCACACATAGGAGGGAATCATGGCATTTTCCAATACTTTACTCCATGAAGTTCCTATGGGGCAGATGCGGTTTATGATGGGGGCGTTTACAAACACCGGGGGTTCCTCTGGTGGGGATATTCGGACGGGGCTTCACAAAGTTCTACAGTTGAAACTCCAACATACGGGGTCTTCGGTTGTCGCGGATGATCCGGTTGTCAACGAGACTTTCCCGGTGAATGATCCTGTAACAGTGGTCACGACTGCCGACGCAGACGGGCTTTGGTTTGCGTGGGGATGGTAAGGGGGCGAAATGGCTATAACATTAAGCAATAAAAAATATCATGTGTTTGGGGATGTCGCCGCCGTTATTGCGGATGTTGATTTCGACTCATCTTATCCGTATGGCGGCGAATCTTTTGACAGCGATCAGGAATTAGGGATGCACAACATTGAGATGTGTATTCCCGAAGTCAAGAAGGGGTTTTCGATTTCCTACGATTACTCCAACAACAAATTCAAAGTCTTCAAAAGCGCACCGCCGATTGTCTTTGAGGAACAGCACACGCCAACGGCTGCGGGGAAGATTACGCTTAACTACCCACCTGCTTACATTATGGGTATCTACCACGCCGATGCTCCACTGAAACTTTCCACCTCTGGCGCTACCATTACCTATGGTGAAGCACAACCGGACGCTATCTTTGCGGAAGGCGAAAGAGCGACGTTATCCGTTCTTCCTGTCACGAATGAAATTGCTAACGGAGCGTTTGGAGACGCGACGGGCTGGACTGCCGGGGATGATTGGTCTATTGGAACAGGTGTGGCCACCAAAGCATCTAGTACAAAGACTGCGACCTTAGCCCACAATACCTTTGCTGCGACCGTTGGGCATACTTATAGAACGGTTTATACCATTTCTGGTTATGCCTCTGGTGCTTTGACGATTGGCTTGGGTGGGGCTTCGGGAACCGCAAGAACAGCGGACGGGACTTACACGGAAGATATTACGGCGACGACTACTGACGGATTGGCGTTCACTCCCTCCGGCACAAGCGCAATGAGCATTGATAACGTATATATCTACGACCTCTCCGACACGGTTTATGTAACCTACATCACTCAAGCGTGGAAAGACGTTTGGGATAATCTTGTTCAGGAAGAAGCTCAAACCGTCGCCACCAATACTTGCACATTGGATAATGTCCCGATTGCTATTCAGGCCATTAACGCCACAGGAACTACCTCAACAAATGCCTGCTTGATGCTGGACAAGGACGACACCGCCGCGACTACTGAATGTGCCGTTACTCAATCTACGGGTGTCTTGACCTTTGCCGCTGCGGACGCGGTGACTTCTTGTGTTGTGACCTACATTAAAAAGCCTTCTTCCGGTTTCCTGTATAACCGATTTGTCGCGGAAGAGTCTATGAACGCCGCTTCAAACGTCTGCACACCGACTTACCCGATTCTGATTTGGGGGTATAGTGGTCAGCTTCCTGAAAATGCCGCCGTCACGGAGCAGTTTGTTTCGTTGGGTGGAACCGCCGGAACGGGTGAAGCCAAACTTGACCTTATCTATCCGGGGACAAGGATTACCGGCCAACCAGTAACCACCGGAACAGCCATGTATGTATGGGGCAAAGTTGATGAAATCGAGACTGTTCCTCTGGAAGTGAAGGACGCGGAGGACTTATCGGAATTGACTTCCGTTAGGACAATCTTCTTGGGGGCATAAATGTCCACAGTTCAGACGATTTACGACTATATCCAATACAGACCAGACATACAAGTGACCATTGATGACCTGGTTCATGTGGTGGATCAGGCCGTCAGAACCATTGCCAAAAGGCTGTATGTCTTGGAGTCTGACTTAATCACAGGCCAGATGGAAGTGAAGGTGTTTGCCGAGGTTAGTTATACGTCAAACACAATAGCCTTTACAGATTCGGGGCCGGACACGATTACCGATTCGGATAGCGCCTTTGTCACAGAAGGCTTTGAAGCGGATATGCCGATTACCACGGATTCTTCGGGTAACGAAGGCCCGTTCAGGATTGATACCGTAGCGGCGGGAACCTTGACTTTGGTTTCTACCGACGAGGTCACGGCGGCTTTGGCTGGTTCGGATGTCACGATTACTTCAGATGATTCCTTTGGGTATCTGCCAAGTGACTTTTGGGGCTTGAAGGGGAAACCCTATATTGACGGGAAGGACTACACCCTAACACCTCTTCCTTCTGTGGATGTTGAGATCGCCTACCCGTCAACCGGCGAACCAAAGCACTACAAGATTCGAGGCACGAAGCTCTATGTCACGCCTCACACCTCTTCTGACTACACGATTAAAGCGGACTACTTCCAAAGGCCGACTTCCATCACAACCACAACCGCGACACTTCCTTTTAATGAACTCTTTGACGATTTGATTGCCGAATACGCAGTCAAGTATTACCGAGGGATTAAAACCGAGGGAGCTGTTGGGGAGAACCTTTTAAGTAGAATGGTGATTGAGAATGTTGATTTAATTGCGAACCGATATGACAGGCGAGCGCCGGTTGAATTTCCGCAAGCGGTTGATTGGAATAACATCTAGGAGCGCGAATGGCCTATCCAGACCTTTCGGATTTAAGAACGCGGGTTCTTACAATAACCAACGAAGACTCGAACTCCTCTATCTTTACCAGCGCAGTCTTGAACAGGTTTTTGAATGACGCTGAAAGAGATATAGCTGCCAAGACAGGATGCCTTGAACACATTGATTCACTGGCAACAAAGGCTTCTACAAGGGGTGTTCAGTTTTCCGGGTTTAAAGTAAAGAACCTTGAATACATCCCGACAACGGGAACACGGGTAGGTTTGCCCAAAATCACATTAAAGCATTTCGGGAGGCTTCCGCTTACCGGGACAACTCCGCAATACTGGACACAGTGGGGCGGTTTTGTTCTTATCGAGCCTATCCCCGCCGCTGTCTATACGCTCTATGCGACGATTTCCGACTACCCGTTAATTGAAATGAGTTCCGACACGGACGAGCCTACCATTCCCGCTACCTACCACGAAGACCTGATTTGGTATGCCGTATCACGATGCTACATGAGGAAAGGAAGAAGGGAGCAAGGGGCGTATGCGTACAACAGGTATATTGAGTCCATCCAGTTAAAGAAGTTTATTAGGACTTATCCAAAACAGGACGGAAGGATTTTAACCAGCATACCGGAGGCGGTGAAGAATGAGTAACTTACAGGACTACACCGCATATATTGAAGTTGATACAGCATCTAGGTTGACGGTTGCGGCGAACACTTTAACGATCGCTTCCCTAGACACAGATGAAACTCTGAAACTGACATATGACTTCGGTGCGGGTTATTTCAGCGGAGACTTTGAACATAGCTTAAACATTAAAGTCACGGTCGGAACGGGAACGGAGTCTTGTTATTTATGGGGAATGAGTGACTCCATTGCCAATCCTATAGGGACTTTAATCACCGCCAATACTGATTTAATTGCTTTGGCTTGGACAAACGGGGCTTTAATCCTCACGGAAAGAAACTCCACCGTCAGCACCACGGACACTTCATCGGCTTTGTCTTTGGCGACGGATTATTATTTGAGGATTGTCCGAGATGAGGCAGTAGGGACTTACGGAACGCTTTATTGCTACATTTACACCGACCGGGAATACTGCGAACTGGTTGATACTCTAACCGTCACTCTTACGGAGTTAAAAGATTGGCGATACCTTTGGGGAGTTAGTTCAGTCGGTGACGGCGCGGGGTCAACTGTCTTTACGGGAACGATTGCGAACCTGACTCTGGACACTTACCCCTATACCTTAAAGGGGATACGCACCAGAACCAGAGATTTGCTTTTCGATGATTCGGCGGCTTTGTTCACCAATGCGGAATTGAATTATCTTATCAATGACGGAATAAGGGAGATTGCCGAAATCTCTGGGTGCATCCAAAACATTGACTCGTTAAGCACCACCAACGGAACCAGAACAATCAGCTACACGGGATACGATGTTGACACGATTGAATACTTATCATCCCCGCCGGTTTCTTTAATAGAGATATATCCCGTAGCGGACGGGCATCTACCGGAAAAGAGCAAGCCTTTATATTGGTGGCAGGGAAACGCACAAGTAGGCATTAACCCTCTGCCGGACGCCACCTACTCTTTAAACGGGTATATCTACGACAAGCCTACTGACTTAAGCGTTGATTCGCAGATTCCAGAAATCCCACCGGCCTTCAGGCCATTGGTCGTCTTATACGCTTGTCATTTAGCCTACTTAAAAAGAGGCAATATTATTGTGTCTGACTTCTATAAGCAGATTTACCAAAGCGAATTGAACTACACAACCAGATATAACCTAGTCAATCTTCCCACGGCACGTTCGGAGACGAGATATGATTAAAGGCTCTACTGTAAATAAAGCCGACCCTGTTTTAACTCCCGTCAAAGGCGTGAACAGCCGTTTGAATGACGGGAAGCTGATGGGCGCATTAGACTACCAAATTCTTGAAGGCGGGATTGATATTGTCCGAGAGATTTACCAACTGCCTTTAGGGGGATTCTCCGAGATTGTCAATTTAAGACCCTTGAGGCCGGGATTCGTCAAACGAAAAGGGTGTAGAAAACTCAATACCACCGCTGACGGTGTGAATAAGGTAATAACCCTTTACGGATTCTCCAAAGGGAAACAGAATCAAATCAAGTTCTACGCCCAAATGAGTGACGGGGATGTATTACAAGCGTCTAATAACCCACCCACGGTAGGAACTACTTTCGGAACCAGTGTCTATAATACTTCAGGAACCATGTACCCTGCTTCTTGGGCAGTCATTGACGACCACCTTTTGTATTCAGACGGAACGGGTTATCCGAGGATATTCTCTGGTGAAACAGAATATGTTTCAAACTTCATCGTTTACAAAGGCGCTGCGGCGATTCCAGACGTTCCTAAGATGGGGAATGACTATTCTATTCAAGTTGCGGACGGTGATTCTACGACTTGTGCCGTGTTGGACTCGTTAGGGACTCTGGCTCAATATGACTGTGTGTTTATTAGAACCGAAACCCCTGCTGATACTTTTACCTTCACAATAGGAAAAGCCAATGGAAGTGCCGCAGTTGCCCAGATGCACTATTGGAATGGGGCATGGACGGAAGTAACGGCTCTTTCCGATGGAACCGCCGTTACAGGGGCTTCGTTAGCCCAATCAGGTTCAATGACTTGGACAATGACCACAGACCATCTACCCAAGTATATGTTCGGGGCGAATGGGTACTGGTATAGACTATCCCTTGCTTCAGGTGCTTTGGATTCAGAAGTTGAAGTAACCGAAGTCACCTATAATTCTGATTGGATGGAAGTTCAATCTTTATGGGATGGAGTACCGGTGAGTTCCATTGAGGCTTATGTCTATATCAATTCATCAGCTACTTATCAGTATTATTCAAGTGACGTAATTGAAATTGGTGGTTTAACCTCTAGCGATAAGTTCTACTTTAACTCCGTTGACCCCATAGTAGGCTTCTATGTTTCCGTGGGTGAAGTCCCTAACGAAACCGCTGCTACCACCATCGGAGTGAAATACTGGAACGGAAGTGCTTTTGCGACTGTTTCCGTGAACGACTCTACGATAGTGGATTCCAAGTCATTTGCTTCGGACGGTTGGGTGACTTTTTCTCATCCTTCAGACGAACAGCCTACCATGTTCCAGAGTTCCGACCAATTTACCTATTGGTATGAGGTTTCTTTCAACCAGACTTTAACTGCCGACATGGTGGTTTCCATCGAAACCATGCCCTATTTTAAGATGGAAGATTGGGGCAAGTGCTACGCTCTTTCTAGTTTCAAACAGAGAGCAGCGTATTCTTTCGACAAAGCACCCGGTTATATTATGATTTCATCTTCTCATAACCCTATGGTTATCAATGGAGATGATTCAGCCCTTCAGGATGTAGGAGATGGAAGAGCCAACAGGGTTATCTGTATTAAGAAGTTCTACAACGAACTGTTAGTGTGGCAAGAAGAGAAGGGTAAGGACGGTGGATGTTTGACACTGATTGAAGGCTATTCCCCTGCGACTTTTGGGAAGAGAGTTCTTTCAACTGTTCTAGGAACGTATTCAGCCAAAACAGCAGTAGTCATCGAGGACGTTCCCAATGTTGATCCTAACGAGAAAGTAGTTAGAAGGGCGGTTGCTGTATTCCTTTCAAGATACGGTGTGTTTATGACGGACGGTAAGAACATCGTCTGCATATCTACCGACATTCAGGATTACTTCGACACCAGAGAATCAGTCTGTATTAGAAGAGGTTACGATAAGGAACATTGGATTGACTATGATTCCCTTTATAACGTGATTAGAATGGGGATTGTTTCAGGCTCGACAGCTACGGTTCCAAACGTCTTTCTGGTCTATGACGTTAAAACCGGGAAATGGTCAACCGATGAACTTACCCAACCCTTTGCGTGTCATGCCGAAGTAGAAGCCTCTTCTGGCCAATATACTGTTTTACAAGTCGCCGGAGGGACGGCAGACGGAACAGTGTACCAAACAAATTACGGTTCACAGGACGTTGACACTTCTTTTACGGGGTCTTTGACAATGGAATATGACGGTCAGGGGCATGACTTATTTTTAGACGAGATAGTTGTAAGAGTGAACGGGGCTTGCACCTTGACGCCTTACGCAGACACCATAGCGAAAACAGACATTACCATAGCGACATAGGAGGGGATATGGAAGAGAAATCAGGAGCAATAGACACAATGGGCGCAAGTGTCGAGTCCAAACGGGAAATGATTTTAAAAGCAATCGCTGGTTCAAGATGGAATTTTGAGTGCTACGACAAAGACGGTAATTTAAAGTGGGCTGAATTGGACAGACCCAACACCATTACCAACGAGGGTTTAAATGCTTGGCTTAACATTATGTTCCACGGTGCAACCCAGATTACTACTTGGTATATCGTCCCGGTTGAAACCGACACCACGGCAGCTACTACAATGACATATGCTGTTCCGGTGTTTACCGAATGGGACGGGTATTCAGAAGCCACCAGACAGGAATTTGTCGAAGCTGAATCTACTGCTAAGTCCATTACCAATTCCGCAAACAAAGCAGTCTATACATCAACGGAAACCAAAACTCTTTACGGCGGGGCTTTAGTAGGCGGCGGGACTGCTGCTGATACCAAAAATGATACAGCAGGTGGTGGAACTCTGTTTTGTTATGCTAAGTTCAGCGCAGGGAAAGCGGTAGAGAATACAGATACGTTTAAGATTTATTGCACAATTTCAATAGCAAACGCAGCATAGGATTTGTAAATGGCTGTTGACGATTCCTATACAAAAGCATTACTTCACTTTAATGGTAGCGATACAAGCACTACCTTTACGGACGAGTCTGGAAAGACTTGGACAGGTGCGGGAACAGCACAATTAGATACAGCACAAAAGAAATTTGGAACTGCAAGCCTGCTGCTCGATGGAGATAGCGACTATATTTCAACGCCAGATCACGCAGATTTCGATGTTGGTTCTGGTGATTTCACAATAGATTTTTGGGTTAGGTTTAATGCGGTTCCGGGGGCTGGGTCTCTTGCTGCTTTATACTCTCAAAGAACAACGCATTCGTCCAACTACGCAATGGCTTTGTTGTATTCTGGTGATTTCAAATGGTACTTTTGTTATTCTACAAATGGGACAAAGCAAATAAGTCTAATAGGAATGTCCACCCATACACCGTCTGTAAATACATGGTATCATGTTGCGTGTGTTAGAAATGGCAGTAATCTCGACATCTACATAGGTGGGAGCAAGCAAACTACCAAAACCATTTTAGGAACTATATATAATTCAACAGCAACCCCGTTAATTGGGGCTGCAAATCCAGGCGCGCCTACTGATTTTTTCAATGGCTGGATTGACGAATTTAGGTTTTCAAAAGGGATTGCTAGGTGGACATCCAACTTTACCCCTCCATCAGAAGAATACTACAATATTGAAGGAAGTATAATCGAATCAGCGGTAGTATCTGATACGATGGCCGGTATTTCCCCTATAGAATATACTACTGAGTCGGCGGGGGCTTCGGATACAATGGAAGCCCTGCATTTGGTTGACTCATTTGGGGAGTCCGCAGAGGCATCAGACGCCTTCGGAAACGAAAGAACCGCTTACGTGCCTACCACTGAATCAGCTACGGCAACCGATTCAATGGACGCCCTGCATTTGGTGGACTCTATTACTGAATCAGCGATAGTTTCCGGTTCGATGGAAGCCGCTGAAATGATACGCAAAAGAATCAGATTCCCTAATCTTCAAGGCAAGCATTTAAGTTTGAAATTCACTTCTGCCACAGACGGGTCTTTTGCGATTTATTATTTAAGACACAAAATGTTCAAGACCAGAGAACTGACATCCGACCAGAAGCACCCCAATACACAAGGGAGTCATATCGGAATCAAGTTGAGCAATTCAGGAACTGATGCTTTTACTTTGATGTATGTATCAGAAAAGATGCAGTTGGTGACTACATGATACCAAAGAACAAACGACACTTAATTGTCAACAAGGAATACTCCCGACTTCCTTATTGGACAGATGAGGGGTATGAGGACATTCAAAAGCAGACCTCACAAAAATATATCCAAGACACCTATGGAGCATTTGCGGAATCAGAGAACCAGTTACCTTATTTGAGTGATGCAGATTATCAAGGACTTGAATATCAATATCAGAACCCTGAATTTTTTGACCCCACAGACTTGCCCGATGTTGACTTTACAGACACAGCTCCGAAAGGAACCTGCTACGAATTGTGGGATAGCCTGTTTGGTCATCGCACAAGAACCTTTATCCCTACGGATAGTGAATGGAGCGCATTGCGGGAATATAACAAGAAATGCCCTTTGATTTATATGCCGCATACTTGTTGTTCGGAAAGCATCACGGTAGAGTCTTTTGTTGGGGTTAATGGGCCGGTTAGAAAATCGTCATCGAATATTAAAATCCACGGCCCCAGTTCCGTCAAGGTGAATGAAACGGCTGAATATACCATTTCCGGTGGTCTTACGGGTTGCGCTTATGAAATGGATGCAACCGGCGGAGAGTTTATAGGAAGCAAATACTTTGCCCCTGATACTGCTGGAGAGTATGAAATCTGGATTACTCCTGTATTAGCAGATGATAAAGATAAAAAGTGCGCTAAGAAAACTGTGACTGTTGGTGGGATATGGGAAGATTGGGATGATTCTCTTACACCAATTCTTTGCAAAAATCATACGTGGAATTACAAGAGACACTCCAATGTGATTACAATATGCCCCGAATTACCAGATTCTATCATAGATGGAACTGGCTCCAGTTTAGTCTCATTAACAAATGGAGTGCTTAATTTGACTCTTCAAGGAACTTCGTCCGGTGAGAGAAGTATTTGGTTGTGGTTAGATCAACTCGTTACACCAAATGAATTACCTGTTTTGGTAGAAGGTAAGATGAAGATTAAATGTACTACATCTATATCATCAGGATTTAACTATATTGGAATCTTTACATCTGGTAAATATTTATTTTTTCATTATTACGCGGCAACAAATCCTCCGTTTTACCTAATTGGACCGGGAGATGGGACAGAGAAAGTCATAGATTTATTCAGTTATGGGGTGCCTGCTGGTCGTCTTACAGATTTTAGAATTGTATTATCTGTATCCAGCCGCACACCCGCAACTAAAGACGCGTCTATTTTAATTGATTACATTGATTTTAAGTAGGTTAGGGTACGAATACATATGATTAAAAGACCTTTATGCCCTGATTGCAATAGTTCAATGAAGTTCAGAGTATTCCCTTCTAATCCAGAGAATGTGAATACTCAATTTGTATGTAAGGGTTGCGGGTTAATTCTGGATAGTAGCAAGACAGTAGAAGATTGGAATGCGTTCTTAAAATCTGGGATACCAATAACAGATTATATAAGAACACTTAAAAGACGAGATAAGAAAGATGATCTGCCAGGAACAACAGAAGGTGAAGTAGATAAACCCTGTCCGATATGTGGAAGGAAGATGCGGCGCTACCGCCCATGCTGCGGCAATCCGTCAGGCTACATCGGCTGTATGCCCTGTAACTGGAAAGAACCCGTAGCATGATGTGTGCCAAAATAAGCAAAATGTGCCATGGTGTTAATATGATTAAGGAAACCGATATTGTGTCTTTTAATACATTTCCTGCAAATATACCAATTAGTACAATTAATTATACTAAAAAGTATAATTGGTGATTTTATGAATTATCTTATCTTAATCATAGCCACCGAAGCCCTTGTGGAACTCTGGAAAAAGGCCGCACCTTTACAGGGAATAAGAGAATGGCTTATTGCAAGAACGCCGTTTTTGCACAGCCGGAGACTTGATACGCACTTACTGGAATGTCCCTACTGTATGAGTGTATGGATAGGGACTTTAGTTCTTATTATTTATGTGTTATTTAATAACTCAATATATCTCTTTGGGGCGTTGGTGGTGCATAGAGTCAGTAATTATGTTCATTTGGTGGTAAGTTACTTAAGAGATTTGCAGCTTAATTTAAGGGCAGGGAGGGCAAGGTAATGGCAGATTATTATGATGAGCAAGGCAATCCTATTAGTGCTTGGGCTTTTGAGAATTATTACAACCCAAGCGGTTACGCCGGGCTAGACTACGACATTGAACAGTGGAATAAGCGAATGGACGCAAAGAGCGCCGCCGAGGATGCGCTACGGTTAAGAACGCAGTATTCCGGCGGTTCACGACCATCGGCTATTTCCTACGGTTCGCCAGCCCAATACGCCTCACCAGCCCAATACGCCTCACGACAGATGGCCTTACAGATTAATTCGCTTCCACGGCTTTCTCTTACGGCTCCGCAATACGAACAGTGGGACAACAGGGCGAGGCAGGCAGAAGTCCAGAAGGTTGCAAACTCTATGGTCAGGGAAGTCAACGACACCACCAATGATATTATTGCCAGACTATATGCATTAAACCCCACAGAGCGCAAATATGGCATTAAGCAGGCTTTACAGGCAAAATCAGGGGGTGTATCTAAAGCCTTTGGAACAGCAAACCAAATAGGAAGTCAGCAGTATGCAAATATACTAAACTACAAAAACCAGCAGGCTGCACAGGACGCCGAGATTGCAAACAGAATGGCAGCAGCAGACTACGCAAAGAAAATGAGCGCTATTGGTTACAACGCAGGGCTTGGCCAAGAAGCCAACAACCGGCAGAAATACAGATACACGGATTATGTGTAGGGGGTGAATCATGGCTACCTTAACAATGGATCAGTTAGGACAAATCAAACGAGCCAACGACAATAACGACGTTGACACCCTACGCATTATCGGCCAGAAACCTACGATGTCTGCCGCCGAAAGTGAAATCCAGCGTATTCTGGAAACCAGAGCCGCACAGGAACGTGCCGCGCAATTAGAAAGGCCGACCTACGGGATGTGGGGGCTGAAAGAGGGGGAGAACGAGCAACATATCATTAGCTCCGACCCGAACAGAATAGCCGAAATCAACGCCCACGCGGAGATGAAGAGGACGGGTTTAGACCGCTACTACCGCCCGCAGTCTGGTGCTTACTTTGAGGCGTTCAATAAAATCCGCGACAAGTATCTTCAGCAGGAACTAGGCAAGAAAGCCGCCGTGGAAGCCGAGGGGAGAGCGATTGTCGCCAACAGGCTAGGGGCGTTTGATAAAATACTCCAAGAGAGGGCGGAAGCCGCAAAGAACAGTGGCTTGAACGCATTGCGTGAAGCACAGGCAAAAGAGGCTTTGGCAAAGGCAGGCAATGAAGAACGACCTAAAGGCCAGAAAGTAGAGAAGCAGCATAGAGATGTATTTGAAGATGCCATGCACCAGCACTTTTCGCAATACCTTGACATTCCCACAAAAAACTTAAATGAGACAATGACAGCCCTAGTTGATGACGGAAATTACGGGAAGACCACGTTTCAAAACACGATGATTAAAGGCACAAACATCCCAGTTTCCCTCTTATACAACAAAGGATTGTCGGCATACGAAACAGCAATATCACAGGGGTTCACTACCGGAGATGCGTTAAATATTGCAAGTACCGCAATGCAAAAGTATATCAGTGATTCTAAAATCAAAGCTCCGGCAGCAGAGGGGGTTAGTGGTGCAAAGACCGTGAAGGACTTTTACACAGAAGACGACAATAAAACCGAAAAGAAAGAACCAGCAGGAACCACAAGAACATTTGAACCGCAAAATAAAGATGACGAAATCCCAATTCCAGAATCAGTTAAAAGAGAACAAGAGCAATACGAAAGGACAGCACTAGAATCATTGGGATTGTCTCGTATATTAAACAGCCCTGAACAGATATACAGGGACAAAATAAGAAGGGCGAGAAGTAGTGGACAAGCCCCAGAAACGCCTGCCCAACGCGCAATAAGACAATCAGAAAACAGAATTAAACTTAGAGGATGGTTGTAAATGCCATATGACCTTGAAGGAGCTTTAGCCGCCGGTATTCCAAGGCAAGAGATAGCTGAGTTTCTTGCTTCAAAGGCGCGTTATAATATCGCTGGCGCTCGACAGGCTGGTTTCACTGATGATGCAATTATCAGTGAATTGATAAGCACAGTCAACCACACATCTACGCCTTCTGCTCAACCGTCCGGTATATTTGAACGAGTTGTCAAAGACCCGCTGGTATCATTAGCAAAAGGCGCTACTGTCGGACTGGGAGAAGCCGCTGTTGGATTGGCCGATATTCCGACAATGGGATACGCTGGTAAGGGCGTTGATTATGCCCTAAAATCAACTTTCGGTGGTGGACTTCAGGAAGCCGGAGAGTGGTTTAATGAACAGCTCACACCGGA